GATCCGGCGAAAGCGCGGTGACAAAGATTGACGTGAGCACGCTGTCTTCTAATCCAAACGGTGATGCCTGCACGGGCGTCAAGATCAACAAGATCTGGTCCACCACAACCGGCATGGCTGTGAACATCCTGTGGGATGCCACAACAGACGTGCTTGCATGGACGATCCCGCAGGACACCAATTACTACATGTGCTTCGGTGAGCACCTCGGCGGCATTCCAAACAATGCTGGCGCGGGCAAGACGGGCGACGTTGCATTCTCCACGATTGGCGCTTCGGCTGGTGACAGCTACAGCATCATCTTGGAATGCATCAAAACCTATGGGTGACGCATGGCGCGCTGGTGCATGGCAAAGGGCGGCTCTACGCCCGTTTACAAAACTGGTGGAGCTTGGACACGCGCTGAAGGGAAAAACCCTGAAGGCGGCTTGAACGAAAAGGGACGTGCGTCTCTTCGCGCTCAAGGTCATGACATCAAGCGCCCTGTGTCTGCCAAAGAAGCAAAGAGCAGCCCAAAGGCTGCATCTCGCCGCGCTTCATTCTGTAGCAGGATGAAAGGGATGAAAGCGAAGCTCACATCTGCTGAGACAGCGCGTGATCCTAATTCTCGCATCAACAAATCGCTCAGGAAGTGGGACTGCTGATGAAGTATTCCTTCGCTAAAGGCGGCAAGATCAAGCCCTTTTGGGAGAAGTCTTTCAAGGGTGAAAGTAAGCCGCTAACGTCTAAGCAGAAAACTGCTGCCAAAGCGCGAGCGAAGGCCGCTAGCAGGCCATATCCTAACCTCGTAGACAATGCTGCGGTCGCGCGCCGCAAGGAGAAATGACATGGCCGTCAAATATGTGAAGGACTTCGAGTTCTCTGAAAAAGCTGGCTTTAAGAAGGGCGGCTCTTGTGGCTACGAAAAAGGTGGCGCGGCTAAGAAAGGCCCCGGCGTCATGGTTCTCATTGGTCTTGGCAAACCCAAGGGCCCGATGAAGAAGTCAGAAGGCGGTGACGTTGATCGCCGCAAAATGGCTGAAATGGCCGAAGACGCTGCTGCAACGACCGAAGCAGAACGCATTATGCGCGGTCGAGGCGCCATGACTGATACAGAATCTCGCGCTCTTGCAAATGCTCGCGCTGCCAGCAAAGGAAAAGACGCGGCTTCTAAAAGGAAGGGCTCACCTTACATTCCCGGTTCCAACATTCCGGTTGGCGCAATTCGTGATCAAGGCGAGCAAGCCGCTTCTGAAGCAGGCAGCGGTGCTCTTACTGACAATCGTCCTCAATATGCCAAAGGCGGCAAGGCTGAAAAGAAAATCAGCAAGGTCATGACTGAGTTCAAGGAAGGCAAGTTGCACTCCGGCTCGAAAGAAGGCCCGAAGGTTAAGAGCCGCAAGCAGGCGATCGCGATCGCGCTTTCCGAGGCTGGCAATAGCAAGAAGGGCTACGCAGAAGGCGGTGTGAAAGTTGATCGCGATAACCCACTTCCGCTGCCGTCCGATGAAGATATGCAGAAGAAGGCTTGGGCTGACCGTAAGGCTCAACGTCGCGAAGCTGGCGACAAAACCAAGAAGCCTGTCTTTGCCAAGGGCGGCTACGCAGAAGGCGGCTCAAAGAAGCCAGCTCCTATTAGCCAAGAAGAGAAGGAAGACATCGTGCGCAAGGATCAGGCTCGCGGCGTTAAGGTCATGCTCGGCACGCAGGCTAAGGCCAAGGGCGGCATGGCAAAGCACGAAGACGTTGCCATGGACCGTAAGCTTGTGAAGCAGATGGTCAAGCCTGCCGCGTTGAAGAAGGCCATGGGCGGCCCTGCTGCCGCTCCGCAGTCGCCGCTTCAGCGTATGGGCATGCAAGCTCAGGCTCCCGCTATGGGCCGCGCCAAGGGCGTGCCCGTGGCCCCCCGCGCCCCTATGATTGCTCCTCCCTCCATGGGGCAGCGCGGTGTGGGCGTGAACGCAAAGCGTCCCGGCGGTCCTGACGTCGGCAAGATCCGCGCTATGATGGCAAAAGCCGCAACCGCAGCGCGTCCTGAATCATCCCCTTCAATGATGAAGAAGGGCGGAAAGGCAAAGTAAGATGGCCGTCTCTGGGACCGTATCAACGACAGTATTCAAAACGCGAAAGGTGATTGATCACGCCTATCGCCGCTGTCGGATTCTGCCTCAGAACATCACATCCGAGATGATCGAGACTGCAAAAGACAATCTCTATTTGCAGCTCTCGTCTCTCGGCAGCCAAGGCGTGCCGCTGTGGTGCATCGAGAAGGAAATCCTGCCGCTCTATGTCGGCCAAGCAGTGATCACGCCTTCTCGCGGCACCATGGACATCTTGAATGCCTACTATCGCTGGATGTCACGCCAGACAGGCATCACGCAGACGTCTTCGCCCGGCGGCATAACACAATATGCCTTCGATGGTGATCTCGACACATCATGCGCCCAGACAGGACCGAATGGTAATCTCACCATCATCTTCAATGGTGATCCTCTCGATCCACAGTCGCCCGTGCAGGTGACGACCGTTGGCGTCATGATGGCAACAACCGGCTCATTCAATATCGTGTTCGAATGGTCGAATGACGGCGTCACATGGACAACAGCACTCGCTCCCGGCGTCACCGCATATGTTGCGGGCAAGTGGCAGTGGTACGACATCGACGGCCAGCAGCCGGTTAACTTCTATCGAATGCGCGAAACGGGCGGCAATACGCTCAACGTTGTTGAGTTCTACGCCGGCAACAGCCCGACTGAAATTCCACTTGCGCGTATGAACCGCGACGACTGGACGAACCTGCCAAATAAAACATTCCAAGGGCGCCCGCTGCAATACTGGTTCGATCGCTCACGCGATTATCCAACCATGAACATCTGGCCCGTCACGGATCCCGGCAGCATGTTTGGCCAATTCGTGATCTGGAAGCAGCGCTATATCATGGATGTTGGCACGCTCACTGATGAGCTGGACATCCCGCAGCGCTGGTACGAATGTGTGGTGTGGCAGCTTTCATGGCGCCTTGCTATGGAGATGCCAGAGTTCGACATGAACCTTCTTGGCATGATCAAAGGCACAGCCGATGAGGCCTTGAAAGTTGCACAAGATGAAGAACGCGATAACAGCCCGATCTACTTCGCTCCTAACATAAGTCCGTACACCCGATGACAATCTTTCTTGATCCTCGCGGCAAATCGACTTTCGGCATTGGGATCTGCGCCCGGTGCTCGCGAAAGTTTTCGCTTGAAGATCTGGAATCCGATCCAAACTATCCGGGTCTTTATGTCTGCGAAGCCGACAAGGATCAGTTTGACCCGTATCGCCTTGCTGCGCGACAGCCGGAGCGCATCAATCTTTTCCACCCGCGTCCTGATACGCCTATTGCGCTCAATATGTTGGGCACGATCTCGCAGGATGATGACCTCTTCCTGATTGGCGAAGAGGGCGATGGATACTTGGTGCCATGACGAATAATCCGAACGTCCCGACAAACCTTATCCCCACCAAGATCACGCAGCTCCCGCTGGCTGATACGCCGACTGCGCAGGACACGATCGTCATCGTCCAGCAGGGAAATACAAAACGCGCCAGTGTTGGCATGTTCTTACAATATGTTGGCCCAACCGGGCCGACCGGCGTAGCGGGCCCTACGGGGCCGCAGGGCGCCACGGGCGCAACAGGGGCCACTGGGGTGGGTGCGACCGGGCCGACCGGCCCCACAGGCGCCACTGGGCCCACAGGCGATGCCTCTACAGTTCCGGGGCCCACGGGGCCGACTGGAGCCACAGGCCCAACGGGTGACGCATCAACAGTTCCGGGCCCAACTGGCCCCACGGGGGATATCGGACCCACCGGGCCGACAGGGGCGGCTTCGACCGTTGCCGGACCTACGGGCCCCACGGGCCCTACGGGTGACACCGGCGGCGTCGGACCTACCGGACCCACGGGGGACACGGGAAGTGTCGGGCCCACGGGCAGTGTCGGACCCACGGGCCCCACGGGAGTGCAGGGCGATGTCGGGCCTACGGGGCCTACGGGCAGTCAGGGAAATGTTGGACCCACGGGCCCTACCGGGCCTACGGGAGACGCATCAACTGTTCCCGGCCCTACGGGGCCCACCGGTAGCACCGGCTTGACCGGACCAACCGGACCTACCGGGGCGACCGGCGCAACCGGCGCAGGCGGCGCGCTGGGCTATTGGGGCTCGTTCTGGGATACGACAGATCAGGTCGCTGCTGCGGCCAATACGGCTTATTCTGTTGGCTTAAATAGCTACGACACCAACAACAATGGCGTGAGTGTTGTTTCTGGCAGCCGTGTCACCTTTGCTTATGCCGGCGTTTACAGCCTGACGTTCTCTATTCAGTTCGTGAACACTGACACGCAAATCCATGACGTGAACGTGTGGTTGCGCAAGAATAATGCTGGCAGCTCTGGTGACGTGCCCGATTCTGACACCCGTCTGAGCATCCAGCAGAAGCACGGCGGCGTTGATGGCTACGGCCTGATGACCGTCAACTTCATGCTGACGCTTGCGGCTAACGACTACATTGAGATGATCTGGGCTCCCACAGACACTCAAGTGTCGATCCAGTCAGTTCCTGCCGGCACATCGCCCGTTTCGCCTTCCATTCCCGGCGTGATCTTCACCGCACAGCAGGTGATGTACACCCAGCTCGGCCCAACTGGCCCAACTGGCGCAACTGGCAGTGTCGGACCCACCGGGCCTACGGGGGCGCCGGGTTATATCGGCCAAGACGGACCTACCGGACCTACGGGAAGCACCGGGCCTACGGGGCCTACCGGGGAGACCGGGCCCACCGGGCCAACCGGAGCCGCATCGACCGTTGCAGGGCCTACGGGGCCTACCGGGGAGACCGGGCCTACCGGGCCAACCGGAGCCGCATCGACCGTTGCAGGGCCTACCGGGCCAACTGGAGATACCGGGCCGACCGGGCCGACAGGCTCGATCTATCCGACAGGTGGATCGCCTGACCGAATCTTCTATGAAAACCAGATCACGGTGACGGCGAACTACACGATCACCACGAATTACAACGCAGGCACATTCGGGCCTGTGACCATCAACTCAGGCGTTGTCGTTACGGTGCCATCTGGCTCCGTTTGGACGATTGTGTAAGGGGGCACAAATGCCGTTCAGTTCAGAAAGTGGCAAGCAACACATAAAACGTATTGTGCAGCGCGTTCCGCATGCCAAAATGCTCGACATTGGCTGCGGCTGTGGCACTTACGCAAAGATGTTCCCAGATGCTGAATGGACCGGCGTTGAAATCTGGAAGCCCTATGTAGATCAGTATGATCTCAACAATCTGTACGGCACGCTCTTCAACGAAGATGCGCGTCATTGGATTCCCGCTGATCACTATGATGTTGCGATTGCCGGCGATGTGCTTGAACATATGAGCCCAGAAGAAGCTGGTCGCATGCTCGATAAGCTTCGCGCCTGCGCTGACACAGTCATCGTGTCGATCCCGATCGGCTACTATCCGCAGGATCTGTACGCAGGAAATCCATACGAGCGACACATCAAAGATGACTGGACCGATCAAGAGGTCCGCTGGTTCTTTGGCGAGCCAACGTGGTCGCGCATCGACAATGAAATCGGCATCTACGTTTGGTCTAAACATAAAGTTGATCTCAAAATTGTGGTCTACGCCATCAGCAAGAACGAAGAGACCT